GTCGATTTTGGCTCATCCCAGCAGGGGGCACTTAGTGCTTTTGCCGGATGCTCGGTGCCTGCGTTGCGCGCCCGCTCCTACCTTCTTTCCCTACGAGTGGTGCCGGGTTTGGAATCCCCGATGCAGGTGACACCACAAGCGTCCCCCTACTAGTGCGTGGCGGGTTGGGCACAACCATCAGCAGCCTACGTCCTAGAAAGGGGGAAGACCCAATCGAACCCGGGATCGCCCCTACCCTACCAGGGCTAGGAGGGCAGGGGCCGCCTTGAGCAGCCCCTTGCCCAGCCTAGCAGCCTGCGAAGCCCCGTATACTGCCTTGGTGGTAAACTGCATACCACTTTCAGCCAACGTTCCGATGGAATGCCACCAATCGCCTGCCTTGTCCAGGTGCGTCGCGATGCGCTGTGGAGCGCCTGCGGGCACCGTCTGGGTGGGGCGGGGAGCGATTTGGTAAGTGCTTGCCTTCGGAATGTATTCCACCACGGTCGTGACACGAAAGGTGAATTTAGACGTGTCAGTCACCCCACGCAACTGGATCAAGATGGCATTGCTGTTTTTGAGATCGTCGGCGGGCACACCGGTGTCGCTCTCAGGAAAAGAGGAGCTGGTGAGTGTTCCAACCGTCGGAATCCACTTGACAGACATCGCCTCCTGAGCAATCACGCCCGTCGCCTGGCACATGGCCATGCGCTGGTCGGGGTCGGCCTTTGCAGCCCCCCCGTAGGGGGTCACCATATCCAGGATGGAGGTCTCCTTGGTCTGGAGAATACCGGCGTAGCCAGCACGGTCAACAACCTTACCAGTGTAGTACACCTCAACGCAGCAAGCCAGCACGCTCACGCTGTCGGCGTTAGCCTGGCAGAACGTGGTGTGCGGAAGTGTGTTGTAGGAGTCCTGAAACTGCCAGGGAGGTGTGCCATTCCATCCGAACAGGGTAGTGGTGATACCAGTGACGCCTTTGTTAGGTTCCACGGTGAAGCAGAGGTCGCCAGTTGGAGTGGCAAGGCTGTTGAAGGGCGGGGTATAGAACTTGGAAAATCGCTGGACGATGCCAGTTGTTCCCAGGCCGAACCCGCCCGTCAACTTGGCCCGGCAGGGGTCCATGATGAGATCGACGAGTTCGCGCTCGCGGAGAAGGGCAACATCGGATGTCGGACGCTCGCGTGGTCGCGCCTTGGCCTTCGATGCCTTCTTCAGCCGCTTGCCTTTCGCCGTCTGAGCCATCACGTTCAATTCGCTTGGTTCGCAGTCCTCTATATGAGGAAACAGTGTTCGTCGTTGTGTGCCGGTGCAATGTTGTTAATATCAAGGGCGATCATGGAGGAGAGATCCATGGCTGCAAATCGTGCCTCCCACTGGCGCTGCAGCTCGGGTGCAATGTCCCAAGCCTGCCAGAAGGCATAGCGCGTCTGCTCCGAGGGCACGTCATACTGTCCATTGAAAGTAGCGTCCCTGAGCCATGAGCTTCTCCGATCGAGTCGGCTCAGTGTTTTCTGTGATGGGGTAGTAATTTTTGCGAGCATGCGGTAGTAGGAGCCAAGCACCGGCATGTTGCCGTACAATGCAAGGCCTCCTAGCCCGGTGGCAGCGAGCACCTCCGCCCAGGGGAGTTGCTCATCCACGATCCACTTGTGGTCCTGGGTTATGGCCTTCAAAGGGTTGCGGACCATGGTGGGGGGGGACGAGCCCACGTATCTGCACTGGCAGAACTCCACCTTACTGATCTCGCTGACTGGTGCCTCGCTCACCAGTTTGAACCCCCTTTTCGCCATCCAACCCTTGATCCCACTTTGGTATCGGGCCAGGTCATCCTGCTCCATGAAGGTGACGGAATCGTCACCGTCCACGATCAGTCTGATCTTGATCCCCTGCTCCTTGGCATACGCCCAGACGAGGCCTGAGGAGATGATGCAGTTGCCGAGGGCGGTGTTCATGTCTCCGGACATGCGACCGCCCCTGACGCTGTACTTCACCTTCCCGTCCACCCCTTGCGCGTAGCACTTGTTTTTGAGCTGCGACGACAGAAGTCGCTGCAGGTGGCTGTCGTTGTTGTAGGCACCGAGGTAGAACCCGTGCTCCCACTGCAACGCCTCTAGTCCAATGTGCTGGTCGAACTTGCTGAAGTCCTGACCGACCGCCACTGGTTTCGAGAAACAGCCCCAATGCTCCTCCACCACTTCAGCCCTCTCGGCCGGTGTCAGCCCCTTCATGATTGTTCGGGAGCCAAACACCTCATCGATCGCCCTGAACAACACGCGCTCCAACGGCTGGATGTAGCATCCAAGCTCGAGGAGATACCTAGGACTCCTCGCGCTGATCACACGGCCGGCCTTGGGCTCGTGCCACTTCTCAGCTTTGAGGAATACGCCTGGATAACCATCCGCTGCGGTGAGCGGCCTGCTTTCTAGGGATTGCGCGGCGTTGGCGTACCGGCTCCGTTTCTGACCCCGATAGTGTGAGATGAACTCACCTTTGGTGATCGGGAGTGAGTGGCGGCCAGTAGCCCTCGTCACGCGTCTGCGAAACACCAGCAGATCCCCAGCGAAGCTGCCCTCGTCAGCCTGCATAGTTGGTTGCCAGGCGCCATCAACCGTGGTCCCGAGCACGCGCTCGTGCACACTGTCGACGATGTTAGCAACGTCGTTAGCGTGGGTCCAGGTGATGCCCTTTGATGGTAAACCGGTTATCGTGGCTACCCTACGGCACCGGTTGCGGATCGTACCCTGGATGACGACTTTCACATCCGGCAAGTCGGCTAGCTGCGCGGCCATCCGCTCAGCACAGCCGCGTTGCTCGGTGTGCATTCCAGGGCACCACTAGCAGTCTCTGGGGGTGGTCGTGTCCCAAGGGGCTGATTGGTCAGCCATCTCAAGAGCCTCGACCTCCGCGCGGCTACGGTTCGTGGCTAACGCCACAACCCGGGGTACCGCGTCGGCGATGTGCGTGATGCGG